GAAGGTGCATCAGAAGATCCATTCGCACCAGCCGGAGTTCATGAAACTACAGAAGGTCTATTAATCACTGTAGGTGAAAATGGTGAGATCAGTTCTATTGAAGAACAAGCTCCCGAAGTTGAAGCTTCTGAAAAAGAAAAAGAAGAAGTAGAAATGGAAGAAGAGATTGTTAAAGAAGAAGAAGTGAAAAAAGAATTCGACGCTGAAGAATTATTAGAAGGCGTAGCTAATCTTTTACAACCATACACTGAAGAGATTAAGGAACTTAAAGAAGAACTATCAGTTCTTACTTCAAGATTTAATGACGTAGCTGACGAACCAGCTGCAAAAAAGGTCCGCAACACCTTCTCCCAAGATGCAGAAACCCAAAAATCCTTAACTGAAAGAAGATTAGAAAATCTAATTTCAATCAGAAAAGGTAAATAAAAATTTAAAAATACAATTTAATTATTATGGCATTTGATTTAACAGCCTTAACGGCTTACACAGATGAGAATTCTTTAGACTTAATTGCTAAAGCAGTTCTGAATACTGACCTAATGGGAGAGATCGATTTAAGATCAGGACTTTCAGCTGGAACAGTAGCAATCAACCTTATGGATGGTGACTTAAACGTTGCTGATTTAGCCTGCGGTTGGAACCCAAGTGGTGACGTAAATTTCACCCAAACTGATATCGTTATTAGAGATAAACAAGTAAAACAAGATTTATGTCCTGACCAACTTCGCGATTACTGGCTTTCTCAGAGAATGTCGGCAGGTGCAAACCAAGAATCTGTACCTTTCGAAGAAGTAATCGCTGATTACTACGTAAAGAGAATTTCTAAGTACAATGAATCTTTCTTAATTAGCGGTGACGGTACTGCTACAGGTATTAAAGATCAAGTAACTGGAGCTAATGGTGCTACTGTATCTGCTAACCCAGCTGCATTCACACTAGCAAACGCAGTAGATCAAGCATTAAACATTTTTGATGCAGTAAATGAAGCTTCTAAAGATCGTGAAGATTTAATCATGATTATGTCGCCCGCGGCGTTTAATGTGCTAAGAAGATCATTAGTCGCCCAAAATTACTACCATTACGATCAAGGAGACGGAAGATCTTTCGAACTTCCAGGTGCTAACGTAAAAGTAGTAAAGACTAGTGGACTTACAGGGAGCGATTACGTGGCTTGTGGCCCAGCGTCTATGATAGTTGCTGGAACAGGATTAACTGATGACTCTTCAACAATTGACTTTTTCTACGATAAAGGACAACAAATTGTGAAAATGATCAGCAAGTGGAGGCTCGGAGTCGCAGTCTCTCAGGTAGATCAATTTGGAACAAACGGATTAGCATAATCCAATAGGGACTCCTTATGGAGTCCCTTTAATAACTTAAAAAAAGAATCTATACACTATGGCATGTTCAAATTTAACAGCAGGTTTTACATTAGATTGTAACGACTCTAACGGAGGTATCGACAAGATCTTTATCTCTAACGGGCCAGTTGACTCTATAACTGAAACTAATGGAACTATCACTGCGATTACAGTTGCGGGATCAGCTCTTACACCATCAGATTTCTTTGATTTTGAAGTTCCAAGACAGACTAGTTCGTTCACAGAAACTATTAACGTTTCACAAGAGAATGGTACGGTATTTTACGACCAAGCTCTTACCATGATTTTCAATAAAATGGAAGCTACAAAAAGAGACCAAATCTTATTAATGGCGCAAGCTACTGATATGGTTGTGGTATTTAAAGACAATAACGCTAAGTATTTTAGTGTTGGTGTTGAAAGAGGAGCTTTCATGACAGCAGGATCTAGTTTATCTGGAACTGCTTACGGAGATAGAAATGGGTATGAATTAACGATATCTGGAATGGAAGAGAAACCTTCATTCGAAGTTACTGGTAGTATTGTGGAGGCATAATCCTCACACATAATCTATAAGAGAAAGGCTAGTAGAAATACTGGCCTTTTTTCATTATTACAACTCAGGCTGTTTTTATATTTCTAGATAGAAACATTACAATTATTATATGACTACAGTAATTAACAGCACTACAGCAAAGTTTTACATCAATAACCCTGGTGTAATTGACTCTAATGCATCCTTAGTGCTTACATCGCAATATTCACAAAAAGTAGCTTTAACAATCACTAGTGCCGATTGGACTTTTGGCACTCAAAATTCAAGATATGCAGAAATCATTGCAACGGTACCAGCGACCTTTAAAGACAAACACAAGAATGGTTACTATACATGGACTATAGGTTCATATGGTGACATCGTAAAGATAATCACGTCACCTGGAGGTGGCTCTGGCGAAGTAGAATATATAAGTAGTAACGAAAATAGAGAGGCGGCAACATACTTCCGCCCTAATTATTAATAAAGAATATGAGAAACACAAATCCAGAAGGCCTGTACAGTATTAAAGGTTCTAACTTTGAAGCTCTTAACTTACCAGTTATTAAAGAACAAAGAGGAAAAGACTATATCAAGTTTGGTATGGATAACCTATTTCCACAAGAACTAATTGAATTATATAATAACTCTGCTATTCACCATACATGTGTTGACGCTATCGTTGATGGTATGATAGGTGAAGGTATCGTTAATTATGGAGACGAATACATTAACGCAGAAGGAGAAACGATAGATGAAATATTTAAAAAGATATCTTTAGATTATGAATTATTTGGTGGTTATTCTATCAATGTAATTTTTAACAAAGAAGGCAACAGAATTGCAGAACTTTATCATCTTCCTTTTTCTAATGTGAGAAGCGGTAAACCTGATGAAGAAGATAAGATTACTAGTTATTATTATTCTAGTGACTGGTCTCAAATTAGAAAGCACAAACCAGTAGAGTATAGAGCATTTGATCCTACAGATAATAAGAAGGAAAACGCTTCACAAATTTATTACTGTAAAGACTATGAACCAGGTCAAGAGGTATATCCTTTACCTAGCTACGTTGGTGCGTTAAACGACTGCCAACTTGATGCAAGAGTTTCAAGGTTTCATAATGCAAACATCAGTAACGGTCTTGCACCTTCAATGTTTGTTCAATTCAGAAACGGTATACCAAGTCCTGAAGAAAGAAGAGATATCTATAATGAGATAGAAGATACATTTACTGGTGAAGAAAATGCTGGTAGATTCTTTTTAGCTTTCTCTGAACCAGGAAAAGAACTACAAGTTACTCCTATTGAGAATGCTAATGATGATTACTATATTACTTTAGAACAAAGAATAACAAGTAGAATCTTAACAGCACACAGAATCACCTCTCCTTTACTTCTAGGGATTAAAGACGGTGCAGGTTTTAGTTCTAATAGCGAAGAAATAATAACTTCTTACAGTCACTTTATGAACACTGTTGTTAGACCTAAACAAAAGAAAGTCCTATCTACATACGGTTACCTCTTAAAATTATTTGGTTTAAATGTTAAATTAGAAATTCAACCGGTACCGATGTTAATAGGAACTGAAGCTGATGATCCAGCTTTAGAAGAAAACATTACAAATATAGCATCAGAATAATATGAGCCAGACAGCCCTTTTAGTTTCAGAACAACGATTCAAGCAATGGACACAACTTGATGATAATGTAAGAATGAATGAGATTACTCCTTTTATCTTACAAGCACAAGATATCTATATGCAAGATACATTAGGAACTAAGTTTTACACAAGACTTAAAAATGGAATTATAGCTAACGACCTTACAGCAGATGAACAACTCTTGTTAAGGGAATATATTGCTCCTACACTAATGAACTATGCATTGTATATGATGATGCCTTCACTTAAATATAAGTTTGTAAATCAAGGAATTGTTAGTGGTACATCAGAAGGCACTACGCCTACAACGTTAGATGAATTACAGTATTTAAGACAAACAACCTTAGATACTGCTGAGTTTTATAATAAGAGACTCTTAAAATACTTTTACGATAACCCAAGTATGTTTGTTGACTATCAAAGTCCAGGAACAGATGGTATGATGCCTAACAAGGATAATCCATATTTTAGTGGATTAGTTGTACCTAATAACAGATTAAACTATTATGAAGAAAGATACGGTGACTGCTCGGATTGTGGACCTTCCACAACAATCCAAGGCAACTCATAAGAATGTCAAAAAGCTTAGAGTCTTTTTAAGTAAAAAAGACAACTCTAAATAAAATTATATTTCAATATAGATGAGTATAACAAATTCAGTAAAATCCTACGTAGAGTGCGCAAGTAATCCTACAATTACAGAGCCAGTAAATGGTGGTTACCTTAGTGCGTATGCTATACAGCTTGGACAATTAGCACCAGTTAATGGTTCTTGGTTACAAGCAGTATGTTTAGGTTTAGGTATTACAGCTCCAGTAAATGGAAGTTGGGTAATAGCCTTAGCAAATTATTATGGTGTAACACAGCCTTTAAACGGGACTTGGTGGTATGCTATACAAGACGATGTATGTGGTGGTGGACCTCCAACTCCTCCTCCATTCATATGGAACTTAGATACAAGAACTTGGGAATCAGAATCCAGAGTATGGGATGTTGGTTAACAGAAATTAAAAATTAAAATTAGAATATATGGCAGCTTTAACAGGAAATGCAATTAACACGAGTTACTCTGGTCTCTTAAAAACCACAGACAACGGTGCTCTTACGGCAACCGCAAAAGTAATGACAGATGGTTTAGGAAACAATTCTACTCTATCAATAGGAACAGCTGGTGCTATCTTCACAGGTACATTAGATTTAACTGGAGCAACTGTAACAGGTTTACCAGTAGATCCTAATACTACTTATGATTTAGCTAGTGCACAGGATGGTCTTAATGTAGATATTACTTTAACAGGATCAGATGCTACAGTTGACACAGTACAACTTACAGCAGGAACAAACATTACTTTAACCGAAGCAGCAGGTAGTATTACTATCGATGCAGCTGGTGGTGGAGGTGGAAGTGCTGGTTTAGTTAATGGTTCTTTTTCAGAATCATTAAAGAATGCAGATAGCTTAGTAACAACAGCTACTACACAATTTGGTGTTGGTGATATTACAATAGGTAATGCTGCTCAAGTACAAAACAGTGCTGCAACTAACGATTATTATGGTGGTGGTGCAGTAGTTATAGGTGATGGAGCTACGTATGAAAAAGGAGTAGATTATTCATTTGCTACAATTGTAGGTGGAGTTGCTATTGGTAAAGGAGCTCAAGCCGTTCAAGGTGGACTTGGTGGTGTTGTTGCAATTGGTTCTAATGCCCAAGCAACCGCAGCAGGAGCCATAGCAATTGGTAGTGGATATGTTACAAGTAATGGACCTGTAGCAAATTCAACAGACGCTATAGCAATAGGTTATCAAACAGAAGCTACAAACTCTATGTCTGTAGCGATTGGAAAGCAATCTGATTCAACGGGATATCAATCTGTAGCGATTGGTGGATCTGCTAAATCTGAAGGTGGTGGTTTTCAAACCAGTTCACTTGCAATTGGTGGATATGCTGAAGCTCTTTCTGATAATACAACTGTTATTGGATGTAACTCAAAAGGTAAAAATGATCAAATGACAATCATTGGTGCTAATAACCAAGGAACTACCCTTACACCTCAAGGTACTATAATGCTAGGTTATGGTAATAATTATGCTGCAGCTAACCATAGAGTAATTCATATGGGTAATGGAACTAGTTTCTCTAGTCAAGCTGGATGTAACGATACAGTAAGAATTGGTAACTCACTTGAACATGAAGGTGGAATTACATCTACACAAGATATTTCTAATTCAGTTCAAATTGGTTTACTATCAAAATTAGGAGGCTCTAACACAGTAGCTATTGGTAGACAAGCCAATGCTGGTTCAACTGGTGCTTGTGCAATCGGTAGAAACTCAACAGTTACTGGTGACAATGGATTTGCTGGACCTAACTCTACTGTAGCACAAAATAATTCTGCTGCATTTAACGGAGTTTCTTCAACGACATCAGATACAACAGCAGTTGCAAACTTAGAAGTTATTGGTAACGGTAACTCAATTAAATTAACTAGTCCTAACGGAACAGTATATAATGTTACAGTTTCTGATGCAGGTGCATTAGTAGTAGCATAATTAAAACGAATATATAACTAACAATAAAAATTAATCATAATATTATGGCTTTAAATTTCACATCAGTAATTGAACTACCTTCAGGTATCGAATTACAATCAGCTTACGGTAGAGTATACTGTGTTGATCCACAACAAGGAACAGAAATCTCAGGTGCTGTTGACATATTTGTCAGTGAAGCAGACTGGGTTGCTGGTAAAAAACCAGTTGCAGGTTTACCATTTGTAAACAATGCATCTAAACCTTACGACAGAGCAACTGACGGAGTAGATATTTTAGACTTTGCTCATGACTTCTTAATAGAAGCATTAGGACAACAAGGTTACGTAGCTACTAAGTCTCTATAGCTGAAACAAACCACAACATAGTGGTATAAATAATATCAGAGGTTATTTTGTTTTTTGTTTTTCCTCTGATTCTTCAAGGAGTGGGTTTGAATTTGTGCCTATAATTTACCACTCCAATTTGTTTGTTAAGACCCAGGTTTTCATTTTACCTGGGTCTTTTTTTGTCTTTTGTGAAAAAAACTGAAACTATCTTAGATATATAAGTATAATAATAGTAACAACGAAGTTACAAACTTAAAAACAATCAACAAACATGTTTACAATCAATGACAAAATCGAAGTAAAAAGACACCACAACGTACCGGCAATCAAAGGTATAGTAACTGCAGGACCATTCAAAGTTCCAGGAGAAACATTAAATATCTACCGTGTAAAATGGGAAAACAAAGAGTATGAAACATTCGAAACATTCTGCTCCACAAAATACAACTACAAATTAATCTAAAACAAACCGGGAGAGTGTAACAACTCTCCCTTTAATTAAACTATTAACAATATGAATGAATTTCAAACAAGAACAACAAGACTTTTAGAAGAACTAAGAGCAGACTTAAACACTACAATGGATGCTCAATGCAAGCCAAAGTTTAAACAATCAAGTTTTAATGCCGTTATCGGTTTAGAGTCACTAACATCTAGTGAGAAGCTAACACTACAATCTATTATCGAAAGAAAGAATAGAGGTAATAACGAATTTACTACAAGAGAGATTAGACAAGTCCTACCATTCACTAGAGTGAGTGTAAGTAGACATGTTAAAAGACTATTAGATCTTAACATGATTGTAAAACAAGGAAACACCTATCACTTAAATGAAAAAGAAATCTACTAAAAGTCGAATAGACTCAATAATATTTAAAGATCTTATGAAAATAAAACAAGAACACCGTAACATGCTAGGTAAATTTATAATCGAACAAGGTTATAAGATTGCTAAAGGCAAAGAAGACAAGACATTCACAGACTGTATTGATCTACTTAATGAAATTAAAACACAAATAAATAAACTACAACAGACTTATGAACGAGACTAATCACGCTATTGCAGTTGCCCAAAACTTTATAAAGCAAACAGACTTAAACATGTGGCACTATTGGGCATTTAAAGAAAAGCTAACAGATGTTATGTTTGACGATCCTGGCCATCAATGCGATTACTTGCATGCTATGAGAATGGATATCAGTGAGAATACTGATTGGATAATTAAAGAACTAGAAGAAGCAGAAGAGTACGAACTATGTGCCGCAGTCGTGAAACATACTAAGCTTTTGAGAGTAGAAGCCTTAGACATGGAAATGGAAGTAGAAAAGTTATTATAACAGATGTATCTATTAACTCACATAGAAAGATACGTAGTCTATCAATGTTTGAAAGAACCTAAGCTATGGCGTAATGCAAAGCCATGGTGGTTCTCAAGTAAGGAAGGCGAACAGATTGCATGGTCTGCTATGAGATATAGAAAGGCAGAAGGCAAGTGGCCCCATGCTAAAGCTTGTATTGATAAGATAGACTATAAGCGAAATAGATTACAACCACAAGATATCTTACAGTTTATTAGAGTAGATAGCGTAGATGATGAGACCGTTAAAAGCTTATTAGATACTTTCACTATTGGTGGTAAACTTTGGGATATCGCTATTAGACACCATCAAAAACCTATAGATCCTGATGCATGGAAGAAGCTACAAACTATAGCTGACGAGTTAAAGAGAGAGCCTCTCGTTACAATAGAACAAATTAGAATAGTAGACTATATGTGGGGCCGATGGAATAAACTAAAGACTCAGAACGAGTATAAACAAGATAGGTATAGAAAGGCTATGCAAAGATTAATCAAAAATAATAAACAACAAAGATGAATGAAGATTTAGACATGACTCCACAAATGGAGTTCTTTAGAGACATAGATAACTATGTTTTAATTAATAACGATATCTATCGTAAACAATTCTCAAACCCAGATCAATTAAACCCAACGAGTATTACAAAGACTATGTTCATGCAGAAGTTTGGTTTTAGTCAAGAAGACTTTTTAAGTTTAAGAGAATTTGACGGTTGGACTAACGAACCAGAACATTTCAATTATAGAGAAGATGTAGGTGCTATGTGGAACTTATATAATAAGATTGATATCAATACAGAAGCAGGAGATTGGTCTACACTTAAACAACTATGGCATCATACCTATGGTAAGAATAGTGTAGAAGAAGATCAAACCGAAGAACTATATGACTATCATACTGTAATGTTAAAGTGGCCTAAACAAATACAACAAGCACGTATCTTATATTCACATACACAAGGTACGGCTAAGTCAGCAGTTGCAAGAATAGAACAAGAAATATTTAAAGAGAACTATGTTAAGCTTAGAGATTCAGAACTATCAGGAGACTTTAACATGTTATATTGTAGATCGTTACTAATACATTTAGACGAACCATATTTCGGACAACCTGCTAGTATGGAAAGAAAGCTAAGAGATATGATTACTGCAACTACTATGAATATGAGAAAGATGAAGACAGATCACGTACCTGTTCCTTTCTATGGTAAGTTTATATTTACTACTAATGATTCTAACTTTATGCCTATTAATCCAGGTGATAGAAGATATTGGATTAGAGAAGTTCCACCTATTGCAGAAGAAAACAAGGATGCAAAATTTTTAGATAGATGTATTAAAGAAATACCACACTACTTACATTACCTATTACATGAACGAGAAATGAAACATAAAGAATCAGCTGATGTCACGTTCTGGTTACCTTACGAATCTATTACAAAGTCTAATGCTTTTAAGAAGATGGTTAAAGATAGTGAGAGTGAACTTGATCAATCAGCAAGGGAGATTATTGAAAATTGGTTTATGTCTCATCCTAAAGAACAAGATGTTTATTTCAGACTAAAAGATCTTAAGCAAATTGTAGCAAACGAAATGCAGGTTAGATTTGATTCTATAAGTTCAAAAGAACTAACAGTATTCCTAAGAGATAAGAATAAGATAGAAGCACCTGATCGTACGACAAGGCCAACTAAGAAGATGAAAATACTAACAGCTGATATAGATAAAGTACCGGGTAAATGGTGGCGAGCAGAGAGAAAAAACTTCCAAGTTGATGTAAAAGACCTAATATTTACAGATGTTAGACTATAAACTGTTACTTTGTAACCGGATGATGAAGCATAGTTACAGTTTCAGTTACTTAAAAAAAGGATGATTGGAGTACATGAGAGTTGGTTTGAGGAGGATTGTTATTTTGTTACTAATATTTCCAACCTATTAGACCACACCATATTCTACACTCCCCTAACCAAAAAGCCGGTTACAGTAGTTACAAGTTACAAATTGTAAAGAACAAACGAAAACAAATATATAACCTATACTAAACTAATGAAAAAAAGAGGACCAAAGGAAGGATTCCAATGTGCGATACATGTACCTAAGATCCTAATAGAAATTGAAGATAGTCTAAACTGTAGAGAGAAACTCTTTTGTGCCTTAATATATTCTATATACAAGGCAACACCCCGACACCACAGGAGCCCTGATGATATGTGGCACATGGCCGATAACGATTTTAGAAATGTATTGGGTTGGAGTGCAGGTAAAACCGATGAAGATAAATTCTTAGAGAATATTAGAAAGGTGTTTAAGTTAGGACATGCTGGTGGCTATTGGAGAATACAATGGTCCCAAGCTTGTTTAGACTATGAGCCTACAAAGAGCGGCAATGGTCCCGCTTGGTGGTGGACTTATTTACAAGACCCACATGCAGTTGCAATCTGGTATTACATAATAGCAAAGCAAACACAAGGCCCGATGACAAGCGATTGGTATGAAGGCCAAGACTTAGTAGAGTTCTATAAGGAACCAGTACTCAGAAGAACTGAATATAACCTTATGAAGTTTCAGAAAAAATTATACGACGATGTATTGTAGTTTACCACTTAGAGATTTCAGAGAATATAAGGAATTAACCGAAGAACAACAGGGACATGTACAGGCCTTGCTGTGGGATTATTATAGACTTGCATGGCATGAAGTATGTAAAGACTATGTACACATTGGCGACTGCCCTGACCAATTAGAGATGATGGCACAGGACATAGCTGAGTTGGCCCTTCGAGATGAATTCGAAGTATGTCAATTAATAAAAGATACTATAGATAATAGTGAACAACTTTCTTACCAAAAACTACGACGAAATCGTAAAGATGGCCGGCAGAATCTGTAAAGGTTCTCATGAGTCAGTAGATGTAGCACACCATTGTATAGCAAGTTTCCTTGAGCATAAGCGAGCTCAGGAACTTGTTGACAAGGGCGAGGCTATGAAGTTCTTAAGTGGTATGATATGGCGTAGCTATTTCAGTTCTACCTCACCCTATCACAAACTATACCGTCAAAGCGGTAGAGTACATGAACTATACGAGAGAACCTTAGACAAAGAGGCTAATGTAGAGTATGATCTAGATATTGATCTAACTATCGAAGCAATACAAGGTCTCTTAGAAGAGATGGAAGCAGAAGGTGTCGAACAGTGGTTCAGAGCCACTCTGTTTAAGATGTGGATAGAAGAACCTAACTACTCTGAATTAAATAGATTAACGAGTATACCAAGAACCTCAATCTCACAAGCGGTAAAAGAATGCCGCCTTTATATACAACAAACCCTAAAAAAGAGAGGAATAGAATGATTACATTAATTACAATTATTGGCGCTGCTAGCTTTGGTGCCATGCTACAAAACTTCGAAGGCTATCAATGGCTCTTAAAGAAGCTAGGACTCGAAGATAAAAAACCATTCTCATGTACACTATGCATGACATTCTGGTTAACGATAGGATATTGGATAGCCGTTACAGAATCGGTGTCTGCTATATTTCTAGCTGCAGCCAGTTCTGTTCTTGCAGAATTCATAGACAGAAAATTAAACAATTATTAATATGACTAAACCACATTACGAATTTTTAAAGAAGAATCAGGTACACTTAGGTAATACTAAGACACCTAAAGAAATAGTGCAATACTTCTATCATATCTATAATGAGATAACAGGAGAAGCAAAAGCCATTAGTGGCTGCGGTCGTTGCGTATTAAACGTAAAGAAGCGATTAAAAATAGAAATAGAAAATTATGAAAAGTTATAACGTATATCGTACAGCTAAAGGTAACCTAACCTTTAAACTACAAGAGGAGTTGGTCTATACTATTAGAGCCAAGTCACAGAAGGTAGCAGATGAAATGCTAAAAGAATTAAAAAATATAGAGAAATCAGATGTTTAAACCCGGACAAAGCGGTAATCCTAATGGTAGAAAAAAGGGAATACCTAACAAACAGACTAAGGAAATTAGAGAAGCCTATCAACGTCTAACAGAACAGAACCTAACTAACATGTCGGATTGGTTACAACAAGTAGCCACTGAAGATCCTGCTAAAGCGATGGATCTAATGCTTAGACTATCAGAATACATTATACCTAAACTTGCAAGACAAGAGCATGTAGGTAACGATGGTGAAGACCTGTTTAAGAATGTAAAGTTTCAATTTGGTCCTGATGTTAATGATGACGAAAATAGAATAGAAGAATGATATACGAAGGTTTCACACCTCACCAAAAACAACGAGAACTAATCAATGGTATCTTACAGTCACCTGCTAAATATCATATCGCCTCAATAGGTCGACAGTTTGGTAAATCCCTAATGGGTATTAATCTCGCCCTTTATTGGGGGATTAATCATGGTCCTGTAAAAATACTTTGGGTGTCACCAGTTTACTCACAGGCCACTAAGGTCCATAAAGAATTGATGCAAGCAATAGGTGGTAGCGGTATAGTTAAGAATAACAACTATAGCTCTAACGAAATAGAACTTCAAAACGGTTCGATTATTATGTTCCGTTCAGCAGAGCGCTATGATAACATTCGTGGTCTTACACTTGATTATGCTATAATAGATGAGGCAGCCTTTATAAAGGACGATGCTTATGCAGAGGCTATTAAACCTACATTACTTGTACGTGGTAAGAAGAT